TCATAAAATTTCCGATATTTTTTTAGCAGCCATTGTGTCTAAATCAGAGGTTACATGTGAATAGGTATCCATGGTCTGTTGGAACGAAGAATGACCTAGGCGTTCTTGTACAATCTTAAAATGGACACCGGCTTTTAATAGTAAAGTTGCGTGAGTATGCCGGAGTGAATGAAAGGTGAACCCATCAGGAAGGTTTGCTTTTATTTTGTACTTCTGTGCTAACCTAGAAAGGTAATCAGGATTACGAGGTTCGCCGTTAGGACCAGGAAAAAGCAAATCGTTATCAATATAGTTAGGACTGGTCATTTTTCGCTTTAAAACCAAAATACGTTGTTTCTTTATCCGTGCTAACAGAATATCATCTATTGCTATACTGCGTTTACTTGATTTGTTTTTTGTTGTAGGTGATAGTACAACCTTAGTTCCTTCTCTTATAACAGTACGGTCTATGGTAATAGTCTTAACACTACTGTTTTTTGGCGGTAAATAAAGGCCAAGTAATTCTGATCTTCGCACTCCAGTAGATAAGGCGACATAAAAGATATTGTAATCTTCTTCATCATCAACTGATGCTAACAGTCTTTTGACTTCTTCAGACGTAAGGGCTACAATTTCATGGGTTCTTTCTTTTTTAGGCTTTTTTATTTTGTCCATTGGGTTTTTAACTAGCAAATCATCGTTAACAGCAAGTTTTAAAGAAGCTTTAAGCAGGGTATATATATATTCTACGGTTCTAGCGGATAGACCACTTTCTAGTTTGCGATTGATAAAGTCACGTAGCAGTGGAGCTGACATCTGTGCAATAGTATAGGTGCCGAGTTCGCGCAGGTGTTTATTAACTATTATTATATAGTTAATGTATGTTGATACTGAAATTGTATGTTGTATGGCATCTAGCCAAGCATCTAGCCACTCATCAAAAAGGATATCAGAATTATACACTTTTTCTTTTTGCTCAGATTCAAATTCTTCTAGTTTGATTTTTGCTTTTGCTTCGCTGCTACCGTAAAAGAATTTGCGTTTACCGTTAAACATCTTGGTAATACACACACGGCCGTCAGTACGTTTCTTTAATTTTGGCATAAAAATCACTCCTTTTATGTGATATAATAAAAGGGCAGACTTGTGCCCTTAATCGTGGACTAGCTTTGCACAGACCGTTCGGCGTTGGCGCGCTGAGCGGTCATTTTTATAAATTACTAGTATCTATTATGCTTAATTCGTCTAATGCTTTATTTAATGCGTCACTATAAGTGTCATCAAAAGAAGGTCGTATATTCAGAAATGACCAATCGCGACCATCTTTTACTACTCGGTCCGCAAAGGTGTATTCACCAGTTGCAACATTCATAAGACGGATATCACATGTTATTGTTACTATTAAATCTGTTGAAAGTATCTTTTGAGCACTTCGGGGAATGTCATTATCAACAAGCAAAAATAAAACATAATCAGCACCAAGTCGTTTGCCTATTGTCTGCACATCAGTCATTTTAAGCACATTTAGTATGTTGTGTTCCTCACGATAAATTCTTTTTTGCGTTTGTGAAACACTAAATGGGAAAACATCAAATTTCGGTAGCTTAAATATTTTGGCAACTTTTTCAGGAACGACTTTATAAAAAATTTTATTGTTAGCAGTAGTAAACGGAGCTTCTAATAAAACAGCAATTTTTTTTACTTCCTCGGTAAACATAGCAGCACTTTTATCATCTTTCATTGTAAATAACACTCCTTTTTATTTGTGCCGGAGGAACTCCAGCTCATTAACATTTACAACATCATTCAAATCGTTCCTATGGAGAAGCTAATGTTTGTAGGTATGTATGTATCTCTATTCGCTTCATAAATCGTGCGTGAATTGAGTATGCATATAGGTTCATTATCTATAAATTTTTCTACGTCCTTGATATTTTCAGGTTGTAGTTTTCTAGAGGCTTCAAAAAGAACTCCATGCTTGTCATACATTTATTGGGTAGTTTTAACTGTTTCTGAATCAAGGTACCACCATGAAGCAGTAGTTTATTTGTATTTTGCATCATTAACAACAATACGGAAGTTAGTCATGCTTGGATTTAACTTTGCCATACTTGAAAAAATCTTTCGTTCTTGAGGCTTTATTTCCTCTGGTATTGGGATATTTTGGCTATCAATAACATTACCTTTTTTATCAAGGGCTTCATATCGCAAAGTAATAAATTGCAAAGATCGGTCGTTTGAAACATTTTTTATGCTGCCATCGATATTGACATATCTACCTGATGGTGTTGTTTCTGCGTGAGGGTTTATTATTAATACGTCGGCTAATGGGTTGGCCTTATATTTTTTAGGAGTAGACTTACCGGAAGATTTTCCACCGGAGAGCATAGTTATCATTGCTGTAAATAAAGCTGCTAAAACAATAAAAGCTACGACTTTGCCAGCATTAGATGGTTTTTTGTTTGGCGGTGATTTCTTGGTTTCGGACGGTTGTTCTTTGACTGGTGAGATTTCTTTTTGTTTTACACCACATTCTGGGCAGAAGGCACTGTCATCCGCTATTTCAGCACCACATTTGCTACAAAACATTATGCACCAACTTTCTGTCGTCTTCGGACGTTTTTTATTTATGCCTAATAACTTCTAAAAAATGGATGTTATAGGTGAAAAGCAGTTAAAATATTAATGGAAATTAATTCCATGATTATATAAATTTTCCTCTCAATTCAACAACCTTTCCTAAAATGGTAACAGGCAATTTTTTAATATCTTCACATGTATAAAAATGAGTAGGATAAACAGCTGGATTAAAAGCTTGCAGCATAATACCGTCAGGTCGCACTATAACTTGTTTTAGGGTAGCTTCCTCGCCATTTATTAGAACAATAGCTAAACTGCCACTATCTACTGACGGCTGCTTACGAACTATAACAACGTCATTTTCACAAATACGCGGTGTCATTGAATTCCCTTTTATTTGTAAGGCAAAAAAATCACCAGTAGCCGCTAATTCAGCGGCTATTTCTTCATAATCAATAACATCTGTTACAGCCTCAACAGGAATTCCAGCGACAACGCGACCAAGAACTGGAATTTCAACTGCTTTTGAATTATTGTTTTCTTTGTTTTGTTCCCATGATATTGATACCGGCTGGTCACCATCAAGCAAACTAAGTAAATCATTTAAGTCAATAGACATACTGCTAGAAATTTTTTTTAAAGTTTCCAATGATGGTATAATTGGTTTTTTAGATTGAGGATTTTCATTTTTTTCTAACATGGAAATATAACCTTTGCTTAGTTTACACATTTCAGCGAAGGAATCCATGCTAAGACCGTGCGTTGCTCTATAAGAAGATATAATTTCAGCTAAAGTCATTTTATTTTACCTCTCCTAAATGTTGTTGTTTAGTTTATTGTACAAAATTAAATAGGAAAATACAACATTTTTGTTTAATATACTTGACACCTCAAGTTTAATGTATTAAACTTGAGAAAAATAATGGAGGTGGTGACAATATGGTTTTTAAAATTAAAGAATTTAGAGAAGAAAAAAACTGGACACAAGAAAAACTTTCAGAGGAATCAGGTGTTTCGCGAACCATAATAGCAGGATTAGAAAGTGATGCTATTAAAGTAACTACGACATCAACATTGCTAAAATTATCAAAAGCTTTAAAAAAACCGGTTAATGAAATTTTTTTTGCAAATAAAGTTTAATATATTAAACAAAAGGGCAGAATGGAGGTTTAACATGGATGTGCCATTATCAGAACGCATTACAGTAACTATTGCCGATGCTTGTAAACTGACAAGCATTGGTCGGAAACAGCTTTGTGATTGGATAAAGGATGATATAAATTTTCCTAGTTTTAAGGTTGGCAGCAAAACCATGATAGCGGTAGAACCATTACGTCAATATATCGCAAATAAGGCAAAAATACGTATTGGTGAACCGATTCACAATGAAAGAATTGCCGCTATTTATGCTAGGCGAGAGGCTAGAGTGGTTCAATCTAAAGAAAGGATGGCTGATGTTAATGGTAAAAGAACAGCGCTCGAAATGCGGTAGAGAATTAATAATACTTGCGTTTATAGCAGTGGTGCTTATGGGGTGTATGCAGCAACCTAAAACTATGTATACCAATAAGGAAGTAGTAACAGTTCATTTGGGAGATACAGTGTGGGGGATTGCTAGCAGGTATTGTGGAGACGTATATATGTTGGAATACCTAGAAGAGCTGAAGTCATTGCCGGAAAACAAAAAAGTTTTAAAGCCAAATAGGCCACTGCAGCCGGGAGATAAGCTGACTGTATCAATATATATAAAATAGAAATGTAAAAGTAAATGAAAACAAAATGTTCTGTAAGAGAATTTGAAGAACTTATAGAAACTCAAAAAAACATCCAGCATGTTTCAACTGGATGTGGATAGTAATATATACGCAAAAATAATGCTAATATTTCATGAAATTAACATTGTTTATTAGATTCCGTTACTCCATAAGAAAATCCTAATATCTGATCTGTAAACACGTTCAGGATACTAAAAGTGAGCTTCTGATTGGGATTAGAAAATGGCATAATGACAGCATTTTTCAACGGAATATAACAAGTATTATTCACGACAAAAGTGTTTTTATTTTCATCGTTTTTAAGAGACTTGTAAAGACCTTTTTTAAAATTTGTATTTATAATTAAACCTACGTCTAAAGTTTCATCATCGCTGTCTTGAATTATAACTTCACCAATAATTTCAGCAGATGATGTTAAAATCGCTATTTTTGTGTCTTTATCAAGGCTGAATTTATCACTTTTTTTTAAAATATCTATTACACCGGCAATAGCAAAAATATTTTCTGCCTTCATATCTATTCGATTTTTGATATAACTTGGAGCATCGTCTAAACTTGGAGCATCGTCTAAACTTGGAGCATCGTCTAAACTTGGAGCATTATCTAAACTTGGAGCATCGTCTAAACTTGGAGCATCATCTAAACTTGGAGCATCGTCTAAACTTGGAGCATCATCTAAACTTGGAGCATCGTCTAAACTTGGAGCATCGTCTAAACTTGGAGCATCATCTAAACTTGGAGCATCATCTAAACTTGGAGCATCGTCTAAACTTGGAGCATCGTCTAAACTTGGAGCATTATCTAAACTTGGTATATCGTTTACTTTATTCAAAATAATCACCTCATTCTATTTTGATGTTCTTGCAGTAATAGTGGGTTTAGACAAAATGTAAAACATTTTAACTTTATTTCTTTTTAGCTTGTGATAATGCACTGGCAGCTACAGCTTTACTAGTCTTACTAGCATGGCTATTTTGTAGTATTTTGCCGGCCTTGCTTGCAACTGTTTTTGATGTTTGGCGTTTATTAATCATATTATTCACCTCCAGTCTGTCCAAGGATATGTAGCAGTATTTTAGAATGGCAGCACATGTTGTACGAACCTATGTTCACATCACTACATATAGATGATACTGCAAGAAATGGAGGAAGTCAAATGACTATAAACTTGCAAAAAGTTAGAGATGAAAAAGGGGTTAGCAGGTATAAATTAGCAAAGGATACAGGTATAACTTACAAATCGCTTTGGAAAATTGAAAATGGTGGAGATGCTAAGATATCAACTTTAATGGTAATAGCAAATGTCCTTAAATGTAGTGTAAAAGATTTTTTTGATTAATGAAAGGGGTGGCTAATTTGGCGGCATATAACACGTGTGAAAAATGTGGTGCGCATTTAGATCCTGGCGAAAAATGCGACTGTGAATATCGCAAGGCCCTAGATATCGTATCAGGAGAACACAGAAAACCTGTGTTTCATACGCTAAAAATACAAAAAAAGTTCTTTAACGATATAGTACGAGGATATAAAAAATTTGAGTTACGGCGCTTTGACAGAGATTTTAAAGTAGGCGACAAAATATTTCTATCAGTTTATGAAAACGATGAATGTAAAAACGTAGGGATAATAGTGAGAATAATTTATATCCTTTCCAATTGTCCACAGTTTGGATTGCATGAAGATTATTGTATTTTAGGGATTGAGGTGGAGAAATGAGCATAGTAGTTAATTACTTTACTTGCCAGCAACCTATAAAGGTTGACTATCGTATTTATGAAGATGACTTGGACAAGTCGCTTATCACTGTGGTTACAAAAAGTGTACAGCCACATCCGGATTTTCAAAAAGCCTGTTTAGCCGTTTACGAGATGATTCGCAGGTTTTGTGAATTTGATAAGTTAACAGAAAATCTAATAGGAGACTTGAATATTTATGAAGCTGAGGGTGAGCAATCATTAAAAGTAGTGGAAAGTAACGCTGAGTGGAACAAGTTAATAGTACCGCAAAAAATATCATTTCCAACTTCAGATAAAAAGGGTACAGGAATAAAGATAAATTTCATATTCAAAGTAACAGATTTTGGCGGCGAAATAAAAATGGTAACACCAACATATTGGGATGCAGATTTAACACCAGACGAAAAGGTCCAAATAGAAGTAATGAAGCAAGAAGCATTTGCCTATGCGCACAAAAACAAACAGGCACAAACAGAGCTTGAATTTAGTAAAGTACAGGATTTGGACCAGGGAGCTGATTAAATGGGATGGTATTTTTTGGCCATTTGCATTCTGCATCCTAGGGAACTAGAAATGGCACAAGCTGAAAGGCTTTTTTATACAGGCAATATTAATGGATTCTTGCCTAAACATAGACTGAAAAAGATTGACTATGATTTAGAAGTTCCAAAATGGGCAAAACAAAAAGCTGCAGGAGCGACTTATCAGCAAATAGCAAATGCTGCAGGGGTTAGCGACAATACGGTTTATAGAAAGCTTCGCAATATAGGTTCTCTTAAATCAAAAGACAATCACGGAACTTTTTATCCTTCTAAAATAAAAAATGCATAGTAAAAAGGAGCAAAACAAGATGAAAACAATATATTTTTCACACCCATATGGTGGAAAGGCAAAGAACGTACAGCTGGCGGCAGAAAAACTAAATGCATTGCATAAAATGAATCCGGGAATTTGTTATGTGTCACCACTTCATGCACTTGCCTTTATGCCATATAACGATGGTAACTATAGCAAAGGCTTGTCCTACTGTTTGGCATTATTAAAATGTTGTGACGAAATATTAGTAGGTTCTAGAGACTGGGAGGAGAGCAAAGGCTGTTGTGCAGAGGTTGCCTATGCTTATGCTGAGGGAATACCGGTGAAGTTTGTATGATACCCAAAAAAATAACAGTCAAGCTAAGCGGGAAAAAGCTGAAAGAATTAAATGATCGCATAGCTGAAAGAGAAAATAATTTGTGCGCATTATGTGGTGCTTATGTAGACCAAGGAATGAAAGCGCACCATGAACCACAAGGGGCACTGAAAAGTGACGAAGAAAGCAAAATGATACTTTTGTGTCTCATGTGTCACTATAAACGGCATAATACATCGTCGGGAGAAGAAATAAAGGCAAAGTGTAAGGCGTATTTATCTAATTTAGAAGAAGGGGTTCAAAATGAATAAAATTCAATTAACTGGTTGGCTAACGGATAATCCGGATGTAAGGGCTACACGCAGCGGTAAGATGGTTGCTGATTTCACAATCGCTGTGCCGCGTATAACCAAGGATGCGCAGGGGAGAAGAGAAAAAGATTACATTAAATGTATCGTATGGGGACAGGCAGCAGACTATGCTTCAAAGTATCTGAAGAACAGGCAGCTTATCGGGGTATCAGGCAGGTTACAGATGCGTAGATATGAAGCAGATAATGGCAAAGTGCAGTATTTTACGGAAGTTGTTGTTGATCAATTAGAACCTCTGAGCAAGGCTCCTGCTTTAGAAGAATCGCAGGAAGAGACAATGGGGGCCTTCGGTGAGGAAATACCTTTTTAACTGGTTTGAAATAGAAATACTATAAATCGTCAAGCGTGGAGTGCTATTCTGCGTTTGGCGTTGTTTTGCAGAGGAAATAAACGCGTTTTCCTTCATTAAATAACGATTACAGCCAAGGGACTTGTCCCTTGTAGGCTTGTTACTATATATTAACTTGATGACCGGGAGAGATAAAAATGTATAAAAAGAAAACTTATATCTGTGGGCAAACGATTGAAGTAGAAAAAATATATACATGCCATTGTCACTCAAAAAACATTCACCGGTCAAAAAGAATAAATAAAACTAATGCGTTTGTGGAAAAACAAAATGCTAAAAATGCTTTTAAGAAATATCGCAGATTAGTTAATGCTAATTTTGAGCCTGCTGATTATCATATTGTTTTGCATTATGATAAATATCATAAAACTTTGGATGCCGAAATAGCTAAGAAAGATTTACAGAAATTTTTAAGAAGGTTAAGAACTATTCTAAAAAAACGTGGTAGAGAATTAAAATACGTTTGTGTTACTGAATACGGCGAAAGATCTATCCATTACCATTTGATTATAAAAAATAATATAGAGCAAGATATTATAGCAATAGCATGGGAATGCGGCAGCACAAACTTCAGGCCGCTCAAACAAAACGGAGATTATAGTGAATTAGCCAGCTATCACATGAAGCAGGTAGAAGATAATCGCAGAGCAGGCAGAGGCGTGTTTGCCAAACGTTGGACCCAATCAAGCAATCTTATTATTCCAGAAGCTGTAGTTGAGATAGTCAAGGCTGATTCTTGGCGTCAAGATCCTGTTGTACCAGCTGGATATATTTTAGTTCAAGACAGCTTGAGAGTTGGTGTATCTGAAATTACAGGATATCCATATCAGTATTACAGATTAGCAGCAATTCCTAAATTTAAAAATGTAAAAAGAAAAAGAAAGGAGCGTGACCATGGAAGCACTAGAGGAAAAGGTTATAAGTGATTTAAATCATTATTTGTTTTATGAAGATGCGATTAGGTATGCAGTTGGTGTTGCACGTTTGGAACAGGGCGCAGCACGTGGCGGTACTGTCGGTGGCAGCGGGCATGCCTTTATTAGTGACCCTACAGCATTGTTAGCAATGAAGCATACAGCTCCGCTTAAAAGTATTAAGATAGTTACTCAGGTTCATGGAGAAGAAACTATATGTAATCCGGAAGCATGGCTTAGAGTAATGGACAAGCTTTATCAGTTGTATGAATATCAGATGGCTGGCAAATGTATGCGCCAACGTTATATAAAACATGAGAGACCTATGCGAATAATGATACGCATGGGTATTAGTCAGCGCACATATTACTACTGGAAAGATGAATTCATAAGAGACTTTGCAATGCTGGCAATACAGGAGAAGCTGATAGAGCCTAGGACTATTGTCAAAAGATAATATAAAAAAAGTGTTGCACTTTTTCTGTGTTTCCTCATGGTAAAATACTAGTGTCAGAATTATATAGTACAAGTTAATAAGCTTATTTCCTCCTTAAATGGGGCGTGTGAATCATTGCACGCTCTATTTTATTTACCTTGTGGAAGAGCTGATTATTATTGTCACACTAATAGGAAATAGGAGATAAGTCATATGGCACAAGATTTTGCTTTAGCGTTTTATCACAGTAAAGCGTGGCTTGAGTGCCGAGCAGGATATATTAATTCAGTGCTTGGACTATGTGAACACTGCCATAAGCAAGGCCTTATAGTGCATCACATAGTTAAGCTAACACCTGAGAACATAAACAATCCAAACATAACGCTTGATTGGAGTAACCTTATGTATCTTTGCCTTGATTGCCATAATGCAATTCATGCAGATAGATTAAGCACAAAAGAAAATTATTATTTTGATGAGAAAGGAAATTTATGCTATGCCCCCCTTAAAAAATAGTGGTGTGTCCGTAAAAGCAGTACCGCGCTTATACCTTCGAAAAATACACAAGGCGCGCGCAAGGGGGGGTGGTCATGGAGGTGAGGTAATGCCCATAGAAAAAACAGTAAAAAAAATAAAGACTTCTAATAATGCCGCAAAAAATTTGCCAGTAAAAAAATCGGTTACCAAGAAATCCGCAAAGTTGGAAAAAGATGTGCGTATTGATAAGGAACGGCGCAGACTTACGACTATTTTTACAAAAATTGAGCAAAATACCAAAAAAGTGACGGTTGAACTAATAAAAAACGCTGCTTTTTTGGCAATAATACTGCAAGATTTGCAAGAATCAATCAAAAAAACAGGTACTATGACTAAATATAGAAATAGTGCCACGCAATATGGCCAACGGATAAATCCTGATGTCCAAGCCTATAATTTAATGGTTAAAAACTACACTGCCACCATAAAACAGTTGACGGACTTTCTCCCAAAGGATGAAGTAAATAAAGTTAAAAAGGATACTGCGGTTGAAAACTTCATCAACTCAAGAGATTAATCCGGTTAGGGAATACTGGCAACAGATTCAAGGCGGGCTTGTAGTTTCAAAGAAAATTCGTGCCATATATAAAAAGCTTGTGCAGGACATGGACAATCCTGAGTGCATTTGGGAATACAACGAGCGCCGTGCGAATCACGCTATTTTATTTATTGAAACCTATTGCAGACACTCCAAAGGCAAACAGGGCGGCAAGCCGTTCATTTTAGAACTATGGCAAAAAGCGGCTATTGCGGCAACCTTTGGCTTTGTTCATAAGATAGATAAGGTGCGAAGGTTTCTTGAGGTAATCTTAGACGTTGCTAGAAAAAATGGGAAATCCACATTGGCGGCGGCTGTAGGTATTTATTTAATGATTGCCGATGGTGAGGCAGGTGCGGAGATATATGCGGTGGCGACAAAGCGTGATCAGGCTAAAATAATTTGGCTGGAAGCAAAACGCATGATCAAGAAGTCACCGGAGCTTCGCACGATGATTAAGTGTTTGGTTGGCGAAATAGTTAGCGACTTTAACGATTCAAGTTTTAAACCATTGGGTTCAGATAGTGAAACATTAGATGGTCTTAATGTTCACGGTGGCATGCTTGATGAAATTCATGCATGGAAGGATAGAAATTTATATGACGTTGTAAAAGACGGTACTACTTCACGTGAACAACCGCTTATCTTTGTCACTACTACTGCCGGCACAGTTCGTGACGGTATTTACGACATAAAATATGAGGAAGCAGAGAGGGTTATAGCAGGTTATGAATCGGGTGAAGAAATCAATGAGCGCATGCTGCCTCTTTTCTATGAACTTGATTCAAGAGACGAATGGACTGATCCTAAATGTTGGCCAAAGGCAAACCCGGGGTTAGGAACTATAAAAAATACGAATCAGCTGGAAGCCAAAGTAAAGGCTGCTAAGCTGAATTTTTTATTGGTTAAAAATTTGCTCTGCAAAGATTTTAATATCAGGGAAACATCCACTGATGCATTTTTAAACTATGAACAGCTAAACAACGAAGCCAAGTTCGCAATAGAAAACCTGTTTCCAAGACCACGCTATGCCTTTGGTGGTGTAGACCTTTCAGAAACCACAGACTTAACTGCTGCGGTAATTCTATTCAAAACGGCTATTGATTCGCCTGTATATATATTGAGCCAGTTTTGGCTACCGGAAGACTTGTTGGAAAAACGGGCAAAAGAAGATAAGATTCCCTACGATATTTGGGTAAAGGCAGGATTAATGAGGACCACGCCGGGTAATAAGCTTCATCCTAAATTCATAACGCAGTGGATGGAAGAAGTGCAAAGCCAATATAACCTTTGCTTTTTAAATATCGGTTATGACGCTTGGGGTGCAAAATATTGGTTGGAAGAGATGTCCCAAACCTTTGGACCGGCAACTATGGAGCAGGTTATTCAGGGTAAGAAAACGCTTTCTCAGCCCATGAAAACACTCAAAGCTGACTTGGAAGCCAAAAAAATCATATATAACAATCATCCAATCTTGAAATGGAACATGGCTAATGTGAATGTGGATATAGACAAGAACGGTAATATCCAGCCAATAAAAGGTAGAAACCAAAGGTTAAGGATAGACGGCTTCGCAGCTCTTTTGAATGCGTATGTCGTTTATCAAAATCATATGGAAGAATATAACACGTGCTTATAAAAGGGGGAATGGAACTTGAGCATCTTTAACAAAGTAAAACGATTTTTTAATAAAAATCCTGCCGTTGTGCGCTATGAGCTTTTCAGGGACGTTGGCAGTGGGATTTATGCTTGGAACGGCAAATTGTTCAGGTCAGAGCTTTTGCGGTCAACATCAAGGCCTTTTGCCTCAGCAGTAAGCAAGCTGCAGGCCAAGCATTTAAGGATTACGGTAAAAGCCAATGAGGACGGTACCACAAAAACAGTCATACAAGAAAATCCTGATCTATATTTAAAAATCCTTCTAGAAGAGCCGAATCCCTTGATGTGTGCCCAGCAATTTCAGGAGAAAATTTCCTTTCAGTATTTCCTGAATAATAACGCCTTTATTTATATAAATCGGGATAGTAATGGTTACGCAATGGAACTTTACCCTATTGATGCCACAAGTGTTAATCCTGTTTGGGACACGCAAATGAATTTATTCTTACGCTTTTATATGGCTAATGGCAAGGTTTGTACCTATAGCTATGACGACATTATTCATTTGCGCAAAGACTTTGCTGACAACGATATATTTGGTTCAGATAACGCAAGAATTTTGCAACCGCTTATGGATGTTGTGGCGGCGACTGACCAAAGCGTTATTAATGCTATTAAAAATTCAGGGATTATAAAATGGCTTTTAAAGTTTAACCGCAACCGCACTCCGGAAGATTTGAAAAGTGATTCAAAAGCTTTTGCGAATAACTTTTTAAATACTACGGAATCAGGTGACGGTTCTGTAGGCGTTGCCGCTACGGATGCAAACAGCGAGGCAAAGCAGATAGATCCAAAAGATTATGTGCCAAACGCACTTATCATGAAGCAGAACACAGAGCGTGTTTATGCGTACTTTAACACTAATGCAAAGATTGTAAATTCAACATGGAATGAAGACGAATGGAATGCCTACTACGAAGCTGTAATTGAGCCTTTTGCCATACAGCTTAGCCAGGAATTTACAAGAAAGATTTTTAACCGTCGTGAAAGAGGGTTTGGAAATAAAATCGTATTCGATGCCACTAACCTTGCTTGCGCGTCTATTACGACAAAGCTTGCTTTCGTTGCCATGGTTGATAGAGGTGCAATGTCTCCCAACGAATGGCGTAAAATAATGAACCAGTCACCTATTGACGGTGGGGATGTCTATTTGCGAAGGAAGGACACAGGCACAGTTAAAGACGGACAAGGAGGGGGTGAATGATTTTGAAAAGACTAAAAATTGGCGGCGTTATAATTCCTAACGACTATCAAGACGTGTACGACTGGTTCGGTCTCGAAGCTACGTCTCCCAAAAAAGTAGCAGCTTTTTTAGCAGATGCTAATGGCGAAGATGTAACGCTGGAGATAAATTCAGGCGGTGGGTTTGTTACTTCCGGTTCTGAAATATACACTTTGCTAAAATCCTATAATGGCAGAACCATTGCAGAAATTATGGGCATGGCGGCAAGTGCCGCTAGTATTATTGCTATAGGATGCTCAATAGTGACTATGTCTCCTACAGCCATGTTTATGATACATAATGTGGCCACAGTAGCAGAGGGTGACTACAGGGCTTTAGAAAAAGAAGCAAATGTTTGTAAGGGTTTTAACCAATCACTTGCTAATGCGTATAGGCTAAAGACCGGTAAGAGCGAAGCAGAATTGCTGAGTCTCATGGACCAGGAAACATGGCTTACTGCACAAAAAGCAAAAGAACTGGGGTTTGTTGATGAAATCATGTTTGATAAAGAAAATCTTTTGGTTGCAAGCATCGGCAATATACTACCGATTGAAGCAATAAATAAAGTCAAAAATATTTTGGCTGAACAAAAAAATGAAAAGGAAAACAAAGAAAAAGCGCAGACGTTGGCTGTTGAAGCCGAACGTATAGCGCTTTTATCTTTGTAAAAATGGGAGGGCAAAAAATGAACAAAGAAGAATACCAGGCAAAACGTACTGCCTTAATGGCAGAAGCAAAGGCGGCAATTAATGCCGGTGATGTAGAAAAAGCAAAAGAAAAGCGTGAAGCAGTTGAAAAGCTTGATTCTGATTTTGAGGCATTTACAAAAGAACTTGCCAATCAGGAAGCTTTAGAAAAACGCCAGGTTCTCAATATGGGTAAAAAGAGCGTAGCTATTGAAAATGGTCTGGAAGACGAAGGAATGGGAGATGGAAAAGTGGACGAAAAGAAATTATATGAAAATGCTTTTGCCAAACATTTAATGGGCATTGCCATGAGCAATGATGAGCAAAGAGTCTTTGGCAATGTGATGGAAGCATTTAAACAAAGAAGTAACGAGGCTATAACTACGAAAGGAGTTTTAGTTCCGGAAACCGTACTGGCTGGAATTTGGAAAGAAATGGGCGAGAACCATTCAATCATTGCGGATGTAGGTATTACTAAAATACCTGGGGCAGTTTCTGTAATCAGAAATACCGTAGAAGGTGATGATGGCGAATGGTATGACGAAGCAACTGTTGTTGCTGATGGTGCTTTGGATTTTGACAAGCTGGAATTAAGTGGGTGTGAGTTGGCCAAAGATATTACGGTTACTTTCAAAATGAAAAAGATGTCTATTGATGCCTTTATTCCATATATCACTAGCCTGATTGCTGAAAAGATGGGTAACGCTTTGGCAAATGCTTTTATAAACGGTAAAGGCAAAGCCGGCAATAACGATACTTTTAAAGACCAACCTTCCGGGATTATCACAGCATTAAATGCCGAAGAAAACACTCCGCAAATTAAGACATATACGGCAAGTATGGTCTATAAAGATATTACAGGAATGTTTGCACTATTAAAATCAGGCTATAAAACCGGTGCTAAAGTTTATGCACGAAACACTTCCATTTGGAATGACTTAGCTAATATAGTAAACGCCAACGGAAATCCAATATTTGTTCCGGACCCAACAGGCTCAACTATTGGTCGTTTATTCGGTACCCCAGTAACGGAGGAAGGATTCGTTCCGGAAGGTGCTTTATTGCTTGCAAACGCCGGTAAGGGTTATGCGGCAAATGCCAATGAAGATATCAGTATCAACTATGAGGACCATTTAAAATCTCGCACTACCGATTACATGGGTTATGCCTTGGTAGATGGCGGCGTTATTACCACGAAAGCCTTTGTGTTGTTAAAAAAATCAGTTTAACGGTAGCCCCTGAATCTGCAACATTCAGTAAGGCCGCGGCGGCTGATGTTGTGGTTACCGTAAGCGGTGCGCCCGCTACGCTGTCAAATTTGAAAAATAGCAACAGTAATGTAAATACCGAAAATTACACCTTTGCAAATAATGTTTTAACAATCAAATCGGCTTATTTGGCGTTGCAAAGTAACGGTGAAAAGACTTTCACCCTTTCCGTGGTTGTTGGCGATGGAGATGTAGTTGACTTCGTTATCGCGGTAACGGTGGGTGATTAATCATGGCGGCAGTAACGCTTGATGAAGTAAAACTTTATCTTCGTGTAGATTACGATGAGGAAGATGCAACCATAGCGGGACTAATGGAAGCGGCAACAGCCTTGATAAAGGAACAGGCCGGTAAAAACAAAAAAGTTTTAAGCGTTAATGGCGAAGTTATTGAGTCACCATTGGAAGACTTACCCTTGTTTCAAACCTGTGTTAAGCAGCTTGTTGCACATTGGTTTGAACGTCGTGGCGCCCAGGGTTTGCAGCAACAAAGTTTGCCGTTCAGTGTTGACATGATAATTGACCATTTTAAGTTGTCCTATGACTATCAATAAGAAAAGGGGTGACTGCAATGTTAATCGGGGATTTAGACAAACGCATAATAATTAAGGAACCTGTGGACGTCCCCGATGGGCAAGGTGGACGGAAAAATGATTGGTTAACCAAATACACAGTATGGGCAAGTATAAAAGCTCCAAGGACAAATACGGCTGTGGTTAAAGGGGCTGTGTCAAGTGAAATGACTCATGAAATAACTATACGCAAAAAGGATGATGTTGTAGCTGGCTATAAAGTATTTCATAAAAAGCATGAGTATGATGTTTTGCACAGTTACGAGGATTTTTACAATGGTACAGTGTTACAGTGCCGAGAAATTATAAAGAGGTCTTAGGTTATGCACATAACTTGTAAAACAAAAGGCGTGAAGGAAGTTGTCGCTAAAATAGGCAGATATGATACCGAGACAACTAAAAAGGTCAGTGATGTTGTAAATGGTTCGCTAAAGAATATAGCTAAAGGTGCTAGGCAAAGACTACCAACGTCAAAGTCAGGAAACTTGCGCAAAGGATTGAAAAAGAGTTTTGCCAAGAAAAATATAACCGGTTATGTAAAAGAAACTGCACCTCATGCTCACTTAATCGAATTTGGAACCAAGCCACATAGTTTGGACAAAGGAACTAAGAGAAAAGTAATGGTTATAAATGGCAACCCTATTAGCGGTAATGTAATGCATCCTGGATCTAAAGCGAAACCATTTATGCAGCCGGCATATTATGCTGAAAGGCGTAACTATGTAGCCAATATGATAAAGGCGGTGACTAAAATTTGAAACGAATACCACTTAATGCTTTTGCAAAAGCTATGTATGAGCTTCTATCAACCTATCAAACGACACCGGTGTATGACGACATTCCTGAAGGGGCAAAAGCTCCGTATATTTCATTTGGCCTTTTTACTTCCAAGGATGCAGGGACAAAGGTAAATGACATATCAGACTCAACTTTGAACATTGATATATGGAGTGACTATTCGGGGAAAAAAGAAGTAAATTCAATTGCTAACGATGTAATTGCCGTAATTAACACAGGCGCTTTTAACATTGGTGATGATTTTAGGTTTGAAGGTGGTCAGGTAGATTTCTTTGAAAGTTTTCCTGAAGACGACGGAGGTTATCACGGAGTAATAACCTTCCTAGCAAAAATTAGAAATATGAAGGAGTGATTTTAATGTCAGTATTAACATTACCAACTAATCCTAACTTATCGTCTGGGGAAGTCGGTAAAGATTTTATCTTGAAAATAAATACGGGAACAGCTGAAGTCCCTGTATGGACTACCATTGGAGGGCAACGGGGAGCATCGCTTTCTAGGTCTGCTGATGAAATTGATGTAAGTAGCAAGACAAGTGATGGCTGGAAAGCAACAAAGGCAGGATTGCGTTCGTGGTCTATTGACCTTGATGGTCTGGTTATTTTAAACGACACAGGTGCGCAAGCTCTTGAACAAGGTTTTAATGCTGGGAAAGAAGTTAATTTACAACTACTATACCCGGACGGAACGGCACAAACCGGTTGGGGTTCAATTACCGACCTTTCACTTGATGCGCCGCATGACGGAGAAGCTACTACAAAGGGCACGATTAGCGGAAATGGAGCATTATCTGAGCGGGTAGCTGCCTAGTCAAAAATAACATGTTAAAAGGGGTGGCTTAGTGCCACCCCTTTTTTGAAAATGAGGAGAGATTAAAGTGAAAAAAACAATACCTTTTGACCTATTTAGGCAGGGAGATACATTATATTTTAATATTTTAAGATTGCAAGAACTGGAAAGATTGTTGAACAAGCCCATAATGGAGATTATAGAAAAACAGTACATGGGTATTGATTTTTGCCTAGCAGGGTTGCAAGTCGGATTAAAACATAACTATCCACGTGCCAACGCTCAATTCTTTGCGGCAAAAATTGAAGAATACATGGATGATGGAAAAGGTTCAATTGATCCATTTATCGTTGCTATCATAAGCGCAATTATGGCCAGCGGAATTTTGCGTAAAGCCACGGCGAAAAAAACAGAAGAAAATGAGGAACAAGAAAAAAACGTGCAGAGGACGGAAGCAACCCCGTCCGAAGCATAACTGAGTGGCTGAAATGGGCTGAACCTCTAGCATATGGACCTTTAGCACTACTGCCGAGGGAGTTTGAAGAATTGCAACCGCAAGAATTTATAATGCTGTTAGATGGATATAAATGGCGACAGGAGAACGCAGAAAACTTGGCGGCATACTTTACGGCTTGCCAAATGTCCGTTCATACCAAAAGACCCGTATCTCCTGTAGCACTATTAAAACCTCTAAGACCAAAACAGGTCAAGGCAGTGCGAAAATCTGATGTGGAATATTTTAAAGCAATGGAAAAAAAGCTGAGTAATAAGGGTGGTGAGTAAATGGGTAAAATAGGCGAAATGATAGTAGCGCTTGGAGCAGATAATGCCAATTTAAAGAAAGGTATGAAAGAATCAGAAAATATAATAAGCAACACCATGAACGTTATTTCAAGTATGAAAGCCGAACTTGCCACCTTTGGCTCTTTGGCAACTCCATTGGTAGCAATAAAGTCATGGGCTGCAGCCGTAAACGATTTAGAAGATAAAACAAATTTAGCAGCAGAGTCTGCTTCTGAGCTTCTAGCAATTGGCCAATATGTCGGCCTTTCCACTGAAGACATGGCTATGTCGCTTTCAAAAATGAGTAAAACAGCTATGACAGCGGCGCAATCAATACAAACTGCTTCTCAAAGCGGAACGGAAAGCACAGACGTTTTTACTAAGTTTGGCATACAGATTTTAGACACCAATGGGAAATTATTATCTGCTGAACAGATTTTTGACAACGTGACCACTAAGCATAGAGAAATGGCAAACGGGCTTGAAAAAACAGCTATGGAGATGGAAATATTTGGCCGTAGCGGTGCCAAGCTAAACGATATGCTGAACCTATCTAAAACCGAAATGGATAATGTTAGAAATGTTGCTCAAAAGGCTGGGTTAGTTTTATCACATGACGTTACTCAAGCTTTTGAAGATGCTGAATTTAGGGGTAATCTTGCCGCACTATCTATTAAAGGCATAGCGACTAGCATAGGAGCGCAGATGCTCCCTGAATTCAAGGAATTGACGGGTAAGATGCAAGAAATGTCCGAAGAGTTCGCGCAGCTAGATGATGATACCAAGAGAAATATTGCTGTATTGTTAGAGGCGGCAGGAGGAGTTGCTCTGCTTTCAGTGGGCTGGCGTGGACTTGTTTACTTATCAGCACCTGTTATAAGTGCTATTAATGGAATATCGGCGGCATATGATGTTCTGACGGCATCAGCAGTGGCGGCAGAAATAGCTGTGGGTGGACTTGTATTAGCCCTTGCAGCTGTTGTAGCAACAAAGGCTTATAACGACTTCCAACATTATAAAAATGGTGGGAAATTTGAATATGATGATTTGGGAAATGTAACACAGGTAGAAGGCAGTGCAGACCCTATGCCCAATGGCTCAAGTGGTTCATCTGATGATTGGGACTTACACAAAGAGGGTTTTGATATGTATGACGATGACCTGGGGAGAAAAGATACAACGCCAGGTGGCTTGTCATTTAGCCCTAGCGAATCCGGTAGTACAAAAACTCCTAAGGCACCTAAAGCAACAAAAAACATACAAGATTCCATTGACGATATTACAGATGCCTGGAACAAAATGAACAAAACCATTAGCGACTCAACGCTTAGCGGTAATGCGGCAGAAATAGCGAACTTGTCGCAAACGGCTATAAACTCCATTGAAGGTGTAGGGGATAAATGGAAAAAGCTATCCCTTGATTATTCAAAATTAAGCGAAGATGACAAGGCAACGTTTCTTAAAAATTTAGATGATAAAAAAATCGCCTATGAAATTGACGGAGACGATCAACTTACTTTTACAGCCAATACTTTAACCGAGCAGCAAGCCATATATAAAAAATATTATCAAGACTTAGAAAACAGGCATAAGTCCTGCAAAGATATCATGGCTGATATTGATGCTGCCTATCAGGAAAACAGCATGGCCAAGTTGCAAGAAGCATTAACTGCTGAGAATGCTATACGCCTTAATGACTACGCGGCGCAACAAAGCATGATGGATACATGGAAAGAGGCTTTCTTGGCTGCGCATCAAACTACCGCAGATTTAGTATCAGGGCTTTATTCCACGTTATTTAACGGATTAAGTACCGCCCTATCAGATATTCTAACGCAAACGCAAACTATTGGGGATGCCATCAAAACGCTTGGGACATCACTGATTAAAGTTATAGCAGACTTTTATGCTAAACAGCTTGCTGGTATTATAGTAACTCAGTTAATGGGAAAGAAAACGGCGGATAAGCAATTGGATTCAGATGTTGCAAATGGGGCCGCTACGGCGGCAGCATGGTGGCCGGCAGCTGTAGCAAGGTCATTGGCTACGGCTGGTGGAAATGCGGCACCTGCAATTTTGGGTATGACGGCTACATCAGCAGCAGCGGCTGCGCTGAATGCGACTTTAAGCGGTATAACAGGTAATAAAGATGGTGGTTTTATAAACGGGAGCGGAACAGCGACATCGGACAGTAATTTAAGATGGCTTTCCAATGGAGAATATGTGATGAGGGCTTCCGCAGTTAGAAATATCGGAGTATCTAACTTAGAGAACCTTAATAACGGGGGAGCATTACCAACTGCTATTGTAAGTGGCGGCGGTATTAGTGCGGTGGCAACTCTAAATAATTATGGTGATATAAATAACGGTTCAGATTTAGAAGACTTGTATGACGAATTCAATTCGTTAATTGGCGCAGCAATAAGGGGGGCATAGAAGTGGGCCTCAAAACAATTAAGAACGGTGTTGTATGGGAACTTCCGGTTGGTTGGTCAATTGAAAATCATGGTACTTATGAATTTAATGGCAAACTGGAAGATAAAGCTTTCGCTCATGGTTCTAACCTAGTAGGTGATATGAAAGTTTCAGGACGTACTCTTGCTTTAACTTTTGATATGAAAGAAGGAACGGAAGAAGATTACAATAAGGCAATGAATGACGCATATTTGCACCTTACAGGAGCCTTCGATTTGGTTACGGGTAGAGAAGACCGGGTTTATCGTGTAGCAGGGTGCAAGGCACTTAAAATAAGTGAAAAACCTGGGTTTAAACAACGCTGGGGCGAAGTAGAAGTAACATTATTTCTCGCAGATCCATTTCGCTATGCTACCGATGAAACTGTTATAAATACCACTTTTACGGCAGCACAAACTCAAGGCGTAATAACATTTGAAAATCCATCAAGTGTAGACGTTCCCATAATAGTAACCTTCACGCCAGCAGCAGACTTGCCGGAAATTAAAATTGAACACGTTGAAAGCGGACAATATTTCGAGGTTAAAGATTCACTGTTAACAGCACCGGCAACGCTAAAGGTAAATTGCGAAGATGGAACTGTTTGGCGCGATAGCAATAATGCGATTAATGCTTTTACTGGGTTATTTTTGCATGTGCTTCCTGGCACCAATACTTTTAAATACACAGGCAAAGCCGGTACTGTTAAAATTGCTTACACTGCGGGGTGGTTTATTTGAACTTACTATATGGCAGACGACTCCGTGGTCGCTACATCTATATTGGTAAAACTACGTCCTCTGGTTCTCAGGATGATACACCGGCAACTTATTTGCCAGGAGTCTTTAAGATAATTTGTTATAAAGATGACGGCACTATATCTGCTGAATTTGGTGCCGGAGCGAAGAAAAACGCCGTTTCAAGTTTTAACTTTAAAAACGGCGAAACAGGTTGTGGTCAATGCACTATTACATTTAAAGAACTTCCTAGCAACACTGAATTAAATTATAAGCAGCGGGTTGATATCTTTTTGTTTAATGATAATAAACCGTGGTGGAGTGGTTACGTTTTAACGAGACCGGTAAAGGGGACCACAGAAACGGAATTTAACTTTACCCTGTATGGTTATTATAACTTGCTGGAAAAAGTCCAGTTATTTAAAACCTACGAAAACAAAGATGCAGGAGAAATCGTACGTGATATTGCAAAGACTGCTGAAAAGAAAATAGGTCTTGTGTACAATGCTGAAAAACTCATTAACACAGGGTATTTAATTACTAAGATAGTATTCGACGGGGTTACTGTTAAAGATGCTTTAGATCAATTATGTGACTTTGGGTTAGATTATGTGTACGGTGTGGACGAAAGACGCTCAATTTATTTTAAACCTAGGGTAACGGACATTAACGAACAAGCTCGGTTTTGGGTTGGCAAAAATTTAGATTCTTACATACCAACATGGAATATTGAGAAAATAGTTAATTGGGCACGGATAAAAGGGGCTAATGTTGACGATTCAGGCGAAAGCTGGCTTGCTACTGTAGAAGATAAAGAAAGTCAGGTAAATTATGGATTGCAAGAAGATATTTGGACATTGCCAAGTGCCTATGAAGCAACAGATGCAGAACGTTGGGGACAAAATCAAATTGAGAAATATAAAAATCCTGTTAAATCAGCAAAAATTAAAGGAATCACGCTGGAATACAACAAAAAAGATGGGACATTTAATGTGCGCAAACTCTCTACTGACGGTGAGTGTGTAATTACTGATACTGATGGGAACTCTGCGCAATACCCAATATCTACTATAAAGTATACCGTAAGCTCTGATAAGGGTATTTATTGCGAAATGGAACTCGGTGAACAACCATTTTCAATTGAGCAATATCTTGCCAAATTGGAAAGAGAATATAAAAACACGGAGTTGTTACAGCAGGCCTCTAACCAGCAGTTAACAACTTAAAAGGAGTTGATTTTTAGTGCCAAAAGATTATAGATATAACCCATTTGACGACGTGGCAGAACCGGTGCAATGCGTGGAGACACACATAATTCCCATGAATTCGCCATATGTGGTTAGGCTAAATGAAGTGCCTGTTAAGGTTTCGCCTTCTACTATAACTATGACTATTGCAGGAGTAACGGCTACCGAAGTTGCGGCGGCACCGGCAAGCGGTGAATTTCGTCCGGATTATTCTACTGGAGCCAATGATGACTCGGAGTGGAATACAGGGTTAATTCAATTTAATGCAGCTGATGCTGGGAAAATAATAGTAGCAACTTACAACGGACTAGGAACTCTGGCCAGCGTAAAAGCACCAAGTTATCCTGCGTGGTTTACGGACCGTGGAGATGGTAGCGACGGTGACTATGCACCTATCGCAAGCACGACACTTGCTGGTGGAACATACAATTTTAAAAGCGTAAATATTCCCAGTGGAGTGACTATTACACTAACTGGATGCGTCATCCTTAAATGCTTGGGTGCATTTGTTTGCGCTGGTATTATTACTGCTAACGGTGGTGATGGTGCTGCAAACAATGCAGGGAGAACTGGTGGAACGTCTGGTGGTAATATTGGGGGAATAGGAGGAACTGGTGGATTATCTGATATCAGTCCTGAAAATGGAGGTATTGGGTTCTGTGGCGGCATCGGTGGTTCCGGCGGAAGATATTATAACGGTGGTACTGTTGCCACAGGCGGTGGAATCAGTTATTTAGACAATGGAAAAGCACCAGCTGGAAATATTAATTTTGTTTTAAATCGTGGTCCTCTTGCTATTTGCGGTGGTGGAGGAGGCGGAGGTTTGGCTGGCAGTTATGGTGGAGGCGGAGGAGGAGGTGGTGGTGGAGGTATGCATATTATTGCTCATTCTGCAACCATTTCAGGTTCTTTAACTGCAAATGGTGGAAACGGTGGAGACATTTTAAGTTGGAGTGGGTCTGCTTACTCTGGTAGTGGTGGTGGAGGCGGTGGTGGTGCCGTTATAGTGGTTGCGAATACTATTTCGAACACAGGTACTATTACAGCAAAAGCTGGTGCTGCCGGAGTTGGCAAGACTACTTATACGACTGGTGTTGCTGGTTCTAATGGTATTGTTTACTTAAAAGAATTGGGGGCGGCATAAATGCGAATTGCAATAGTTAATGATGAGGGAATAGTAACCAATATTATAGAAGCAAATATGATTTATGCGGACAATCAAAAACCTTGTTATGACTGGACTGAGCTTCGCGAACCATATACAGATGTTGAGCCACTAGAACATGCTAGAGCACGTTATATTGCGGCCGCTAAAGTTTATAGGGATGGGCAGGAAGTTGCGGTTATACCTTATAACGGCAACAATTATGATTACGATGATAAAGCTCGTGAACGACTAAGAGTCGCTAGACAAATGTTGACTGATAATATTGGAGCCACTCCAATAAATTGGACTACGGCAGATAATACAGATGTTACGTTGACTATTGATGACTTTGCGGCTATTAATATTTTAGCGGCTACTAGGTCTAACACATTACACATTGCTTATAGGACCACAAAAGAAAAATTAGAAGCGGCAACAAGTATTGAGGAATTAGAACAAATTTATCCCCTAGAGGATTAAAAAAAGTATCGCTGGTTATTGCTCAGCGATACTTTGGTATTTTATGCGGAGTTGTGTGTTAGGTAGATGCTAATGGGTAATCAAGCCAGAAATATTAGCGGCAATAACCCCATCGGCAATCATTTTAATTACGGACAATGATGCAGAACCACCAATACTAACTAAACGTTCTTTAACTTTATCCCAAACAGAATCGTTCCTAACACTGTCAAGATAATCACACCCTGCGGAGGTTAAGCGGTTTATAATACAGTCACCGTTGTTATTTACAACATTTAACATACGGCAATCAATAAACTTGGCATCATTAAGTAGTTGTACATGAAAAAGTATAGTAGGACGATCGGCACGATTATCTGTTAAGTCAGTTAAATGTACAGCCTTATTAGAGGTTTCGATTTTCAGCATAATTGTTCTGAGCATATCTAAATCTCTTTTCATTTATACATCATCTCCTCGGCTGTTATTATAGCATAAATCAAAGTATATGGTGTATAGAAAATAAGTATATAGGGGTGAGAGCATGTTAATAAAAGCAAGTATAAAAAAATATCAAATAAATGGTTAAGGAGGTGATCCAAATATCTGAGGTATGTAATTTTTTAAGCAATCTTTATACAAAAGCGGAAATTAAAATAATTGCAGTTTCCGGAATTATTGGCGGCATAATAGCTTCTGCTGTTGGTGGGTTTGATAAACAGTTAACAGCGTTGTTTGTATTAATGATTTTGGATTATGCAACAGGCATGTATGCAGCATGGCATGAACATACCATTTTTTCAAAACGTGGGTACCAGGGAGTTATGAAGAAGCTGTCTATCTTGGTTGCTGTTTCCTTTGGTGTTTTGGTGGATATGGTCTTAAAGACAGATTTTTGCCGTTATACCGTTATAGCAGGGTTTGGTGTCATGGAAGCTATATCTATTATAGAAAATGCTGACCGTGGTGGTTATGGCCACGTTATACCACCTGTAATCAGGAAGCATCTAAAAGAATTGAAGGGATAGCATGAACGAAAAGTTGTTAGAGATGTTAAAAGAAAATGGTGAATGGTCATTTACACGCTGGATAGCCTTTATTGGCTATTCGGCGTTTTTGCTAGGCTCGTTTTATCTGCTTTATAAAGGTCAGAAATGGGATAACTATGACACGTTTGCTAATTTGACTGGTGGCGGTGGAGCTATTACTCAGTTGGTAAACAAGTTTATAAATGGAAAATATAACACCAATTTAGGAGAACCGGGAAAACCGGTACAAAAAGATGAAGAAAAAGGAGCTGACAATTAATGGCAAAATTGCATTATGATGGTAAAAAGTTGAATTTACATTATTCGCGTGATAATGACGAGGAATATGATTTTGACTGCCACAATCAATTTGAAAGCGGTGAAAATGAAGAGGGAGAGCCACATGAAAGTTTGCCTAATGGGATTTACCCTCATGCTTGGGCGGAGGACGCTGAAACAGCAATGAACAATGGCAAGAGTTACGGTTGCGGGTATATCCATACTGGTGATGCTCGCGGGCGGGATATTCATGGCGGCGGCAGCTCACTATCTGACCCTTATGCTGATTATCAAGGTTGGTTATGCACTTATGGGTGCTTGCGCATGCAGAATGCCGATGTTGTTAAACTATCGGAAATGATGATCGAGGATGGCAATGATGTTGAGTTAACGGTAGAAAATAACGAAGACGCAGAAGAAATTTAAAATACTAAGAAAGGAGTGAATAAGGTGTGGAAGACAAAAAAACTATGTTCTTGTATATTGGTATTGTCATTCTTGCTATCACCTGTAGCTACTTGTTATTCAGCATCTACCACGATGACCATGACAGTGGAACAGGCCAGCAGATTGAAAGAGATATTTCAGGAGCTGAACAACATCAACAGTCAGCTATCAACCGACTTGACGGCATCACAACAGACCTTGGAACAACAGCAAGCGAAGTTGGACGAATATCAGATTTGGTTGGAAGCAGTGCAGCTGAAATTGGTAGCACTGCAGAAAGAATCGGAACTGACCAAGCAAGAGTTGCTGCAAGTGCAACACTTATTGCAGAAGGTCAAGGAATCCTTCGAGACATACAAAAAAGCAACCAACAAGAAAATAAGCCAACTAAAGATTGA